TTTGCGGAGAATTTGTCGGGGAATCAGTTTCCAAAGTTTTGCGACTCACACATTCTGGAAGCCGACAAAATCCCCGAACACGGAACCAACTACATGGCAGTTGACCCGGCTTGGAACCGGAACTGGTTTTGCCTCTGGATTCGCGTGGACGACCGGGGGCGCAAATTCGTTTACCGAGAATGGCCAAATCGTCACGACTATGGGGAGTGGGCAGTGCCGGGGGAGAAGATGGATGGAAGTCCCGGCCCGGCGCAGAGTGTTGGGGCTGGGCGCGGCCTACCCGAAGTGAAGGAGATTATTGGCGAACTGGAAAACGGGGAAGATATAGAAGCCAGATATATAGACCCCCGCGCTGGAGCTTCGCAAGCCGCTGGGCGCGAGGGCGGCACAAGCATCATTGATTTGTTAGGGGAAGGGGAAGACCCGATGTATTTTGAGCAAGCCGCTGGAATCTCAGTGGCGAACGGACTCACTATCGTAAATGATTGGTTGAATTTTAATCAGTCCGAGCCAGTCACGGCAGTTAATGAGCCAAACCTCTATGTGAGCGAGGAATGCGGCAACCTCATATATAGCTTGCAGGAATGGACTGGAAAAGACGGGGAGAAGGGCGCGAGCAAAGACCCAATAGACACACTCCGCTACCTTGCCGTGATGGAGCCGATTCATGTGACTGAACTCACGTTTGCCGCGTCTGGAGGGGGAGGATATTGAGCATATACGAACTACCAATTTTGGTGAAGCCAGCCGACGTTGTGAGCGTGACGGGGTTGAGCCGCCGAGAACTACTTTTACTGGAGAAAGCCAAAGTGTTGAGCGTTTTTAGAACGACTGGAAACCAACGCCGCTTCTACCGGGACGAAATAATTAAACTTTTGAAGGAACAAAAAAATGGAAACAACTGATAAGTTGGCAATGGCGAGCGAATCGCCAGACATACGAGAACTGGCAGCGGAATATAGTCGTAGTTTACACGATGGAGAGTCGCTGGAAAAAGTGTCTGCCGTAGATGATGTGCGTTATACGCGGTGGGAAGGACAGACGGACGATGGGCGCAAGCACAGTGAACACTTGCCCGATGGGGATGAGGCTTTCCCGTGGGAAGGCGCGAGCGACACCCGCATTCCATTGGCCGACCAAATTATCAACGACTCCGTGGACGTATTAACCACTGGATTTAGCAGGGCAACGCTGAAGATTGGTGGAACTGAAATAGGCGACGTTGAAACTGCTGCCGTGGCGAACAACATGATGCGGTGGCAGCGAGACACCAAACTCTACCACACGCTAAATCGCGAAGCCGAACTACTGGCCCAATACGGTCAGCAATATGGGTGGAGCGTTTTGTTTGTTGGATGGGAGCAGAAAAGTGCAGTTAAGGCGCGGACGCTGACAATGCAGGAGATTGAGCAGTTGGCCGCGCAATCCGAGGGAGAACTTAACGCGCTACCGGAGATGATAGCCGACCCCGAACAGGAGGAACAAGTTGCCGAGATTCTGCAAATGCAGTCGCCGGGGATGAGTATGAAGCGGGCGAGGGAAGCCGTTGGAGAGTTAAGGGAGTTTGGTGAGACGCAAGTACCACAAGCCTACTTGGCCACGAACCAGCCCGTGGTGGCTGCGCTCAAGCCTTGGGAGGAAGTGAGCTTGCCGCCAGAGACGACGGACTTGCAGTCGGCGCGGGTTATATTTAGGCGCGTGTTTTTGAATGAGGTGGAGTTGCGGGCCAAGATTGTGGACGAGGGCTGGAACGAAGACTGGGTGGACTCAGCAGTTAAGACTGCGGGCAAATCCACGGAGTTCCACGACTTCAGCCAGACTATATCAGACATGACTGCCGACCACATTGACCGGCAAGACAATCTGATAGAAGTGGTTTACGCATACACCCGCCAACTGGACGACAACGGCATACCGGGAATCTATTACACGGTGTTTAGTCCAATGGCGCAGTCGGACGACGAGGGCAATGACACCTTCGCCAAGCACGAACTACTGGATTACGCGCACTGCCGCTATCCATTTGTGGAGTACCGGCGCGAACGCCTAAAACGCCGCATCACGGAGAGCCGTGGAGTGCCAGAGATTTGCAGCACTTGGCAGGACGAGATCAAAACGCAGCGGGACGCCGTGTATGACTCAACCAGTTTTGAAACGCTGCCGCCAATCATGGTGAATAAGCGGCTGGGTCTTGCGAATAAGATTGGCCCGGCAGTGCAGTTGCCAGTGATGAAGGCTGGAGATTATGAGTTTATGCGACCCCCGGCTCGACAGCCCAGCACTGCATTTAATCTAATAGAAGCAGTGGAAAGGCAAGCGGACGAATACTTTGGTCGTGCGAACCCGGCAATCGCGCCAGCCCAAACCCAACTCAAGCAACAGCGCATGGTGAATAACTGGCTAACCGTCTGGACAGAAGCATACCAGCAAATGTTTCAGTTGAGTTTGCAGTATTTATCGCCAGAGGAAATTAGCCGAATCACTGGAACCGACATAGTGCCGCCGAGCGATATGTACCAGTTTGATTTCGTGTTGAAGTTTGATGTGCGGGAACTGGATACAGACTTCGTAAATTCCAAACTCTCCAACATCGCGCAGTATGTTGTGCCGCAGGATGTGAGTGGAGTGCTGGATAGGAACAAACTAATCTCCATGATAACGCGGGCTATTAGTCCCGACATTGCGGAGGAACTGGTGATTGACCAAGCCCCGGCATCGCAGAAGATGTATGAGGAAGTGAAGTCGCAAGTTGGTCAGATGATGCTGGGTAACGAACCCTCCTACACAGAGAAAGACCCGGCGGCTCAGGCCAAACTCCAATACTTGCAGGAGATAATGAGCCGCAACCCGAAAGCGCAAGCCGCACTGGAAGGCGACGAACTATTCGGGCAGCTAGTAGAAAACTACACCAAAAACCTCCAAATGTCCGTGATGCAGCAGCAAAACGCGCAGATTGGACGCATTGGAGTTAACCAAATTACATGATGCAAAACCTAACAGTGTTCCAATGGCAGGGTGAGAACCAACTTTGGGACGCTATACTACAAAATCTGGATGCCGCCATTGATGTGGAGTTGGTGACGGCAGTGGGTTCAGAGATCGAGGGCGAGGCGCGAATACAGCAATGTGGTCGAGCCGATGGACTTCTGGACTTCAAAAGTCATTTAGTTGAGTTGCGTGATACTGCGATGGCGAAGCTCAACTAGGTATAGGCATAGGTGTACGTTCCATAGACAGCCGCTCATCCTTCGGGGTGGGCGGTTTTTTTATTTTCAAAAACCCATCAAAACTATTCAAAACTATATAAAACTGCACACATATAGCAGTTAATTTTCGACTTCTCCCTCTCCCCTTCGTTTATAGCGGCTGAAAGGTTTTCTGCGTAAACCTACAAACGCTGCCAGCCCAACTTGCGGGGCTATAAATCAGCATGAGCGATAAGACAATTGCCGACAGTGGCGCGGCACAAGTGGAAGCCACAACGAACATTGGTGAACTATTGGACACCGATGGACTAGCGAACCAACTGGAAAGGTTGTTGGAAAGCGAACCGGAAGAAGCACCGGCTTCTAACGAAGAAAACGCTAACGAGGAACTTCCTCCCGATGAAGGCGAGTCGAGTGACGCGCTGGAGGATGAGGAAAGTGCCGAAGAAACTGCTCTTTCTCAGAACGAAGATGAACCTGCGGAGGCTGAACCGGCTTTAGACGCAGATGAGGACGATGTGGAGGAACAAGCCGAGGGCGACAACCCCAACAAAGGCTTGTTAAAACGCATTGACAAACTCACTGCAAAAAGACGGGAAGCTGAAAGCAAAGTGGATTCACTGGAATCGGAGGTCGCCAAATTACGCGCTGAACTAGACGCCAAGGAGGAACTTCCCACCGTACCAGCAAGTGACGCATCCAATCCATACTCGCACCTAAATTCGGTGCAAGCGGTTGAAAAGGAATTAGATCAAGCCGAGGAAGTGTTGGAGTGGTGCGAAGATAACGCTGATGGCGCGGTGGTTAAAAACTCAAAGGGCGAGGAAATAGAATACAGTGCAGAAGATATTCGCGGAGTTAAGAAGAATGCGCGGAAAGCACTCAAGCGTCATTTGCCCAAGCGACTGGAATACTTGAAGGAGGAATCGGAGGTAGCAGGACAAGTGGAGGAAGTTTTTCCATACTGGAAAGATAAGTCTTCACAAAGCTACCAAGAAGCCATGCAAATCCTTCGGAATCGCCCCGATTTGCGAAACCACCCTACATGGAAAGCGGACGTAAGTATGTTTTTGCTGGGTCTGCAATCATATAGGGAAATGGTGAATAACACTGGAGCGAAAAAGGCTGCGAAGAAGGAAGTGAAGGCTGCGCCTAAACAACCGGCTGCGCCCGCTGCCGCTCCAGCACAAAAGAATCCAACTAAAGCCCGTTCAGCCGCCGCTAGGAAGAATTTTGGTTCTGACAAATCAGTAGACACTTTGGCCAATATATTAGAATCGGACTATATATAGTCCAAATTAGGGGGATATAACAAATGGCACTTCTTTTAGAGAGGGGATATAACGGCACTCAATCGGGTGGCAGAGAGGATTTGTCTGATCTTATCGCAAATGTTGATGCTCGCAGCACACCTTTTACGTCTATGGCGAAAAAGGGCAAGAAGCCGGGCAACGTGTTGATGGGTTGGCAAATGGACGCATACGAAGACCCGCAAGTAACGGGAACCGTGGATGGTACTGACGTAGATATGACTTCTGCCGGTAGCTTCACTAACCCGGCGAAAAACCGCGCTTTGATGCAGAACTACGCACAGATTTTCCGTCGCGTATTTCGTGTTTCAAGTCTGGCAAACGAAATTCAAGTCGTTGCTGGAGTTAAGTCGGAACTTGCAAACGGCATTGCCAAGAAATTGGTAGAGATTAAGCGCGACATGGAAATGACGTTCTTAAACGACGCCGACGCTCAAGTAGACAACGGAACAAACGCATACTTAACCAAGTCAATGGGTTCGTTCCTACACGCTTCTGGAACTGGTGGCGGTGGGTCAGACATTACTGTTCCGTCTGCGTTTCGTTGTACTGCAATCGACACAACTGCTTCTGCTTCTTTAGCAGAGTCAAATGTGCAAGATGTGTTGAAGACCTTGTTCACTAACACAGGGATTATTCGTGACTATGATTTGCTTCTTGGAACTTCCTTGAAGCGAGCTTTCACGAACTTCACGCAGAGCGTCACATCTACTGCTGCTACCGAGTCCAGTCACGACGTAACGGCAAGCCCGATTAAGACGTTTAACCAAGAAGCAAATACAAAATCATACATAAATTGTATTGATTTGTTCGAGGGTGATTTTGGCCGTTTGCGGTTACACCCATCCACCTTCATCGCTGAAAGTGGAAGCGCGGTTGCGTTTAAGGGATATGCTATTCCGTTTGACCAAGTGGAAATTCGCTACGGCAAACTTCCGCAGATCAAGGAATTGACCGACAACGGTGGTGGCCCAGCTAGGTTGATCGAAGCAGTAGCCGCTTTGGTTGTCTACAACCCGAAAGGTGTGGGCTACTTCAACGGTGCAAGCTAATTGAAATGATTGGAGTCGAAGGACTCAGTGAAGAATTAGCTTCAAGCGTGGCTAGTGTGCTGCGCGGGCAAATGGAGCGTGAACATCAAAATGCTTACGCTCAACAAGCCCGTGCGGCGCACACAGCTAAACGCGAGACTCAATCGGTGGAGGGGGTGGGGGAACTCAAAGCGAGGATTAACCCCACCTCCTACCACTATTGGGGAAAGCGACTTGGGTATGGATGCTGGAACGACCGCAAATTCATTAAAGAATATCTGCGGGACAACCCCGAAAGCCGGGTAAATGGAGTCAGCAAAAAAACCCAAGTAGGATACGGAAGCGATAAGCCAATCGGATACTACGACACTCCAGTTGGACGAGTCACCTTCCGTAAAGTATATGGGAGAAATCCGCGAGTAGAGGTAGATGCAAACGCTTGAGTTCAAGTCTGTCCTAAACGGTGTGGCGCAACTAGCCGGACTGGATAGGGACAATCTGCCTACTCACTTTTTTAAGCAAGTCCGCGACTTGGCAAACCAGCGACTTGCAATTGCTTGGGAGACTGAACGCTGGCCGAGCTTGGTACGAGTGGAAAGCGCAACCGTTACAACGGCGAGCGACATAAGCACGGCCCCGTACCCGACAACGGCTGGAATGATATTACAAGTATATCAGAAGGAGCCGCGAGCAACGACAAACGCAATTCCAGTAGCCTATTCGCTCTACGACACTGGAACCGCACAACAAATAGTTTTACAGAGCAACGACACGCCAGTTTATGTGGAGTTCAAGATCACGCGCCCAAATCTGACTGGAGACACATTTAGTTCCAGCACAGACTATGCGGTAAACGATCAAGTCTACTACTCCACAACTGGACAATTTTACGACATGACCACAGATGCGGCGGCTGGAGTTCTGCCAACCGACACATCCAAATGGACAGTTGTAAAAATACCAAAGATTTTTGAATCGTATTTAATACGAGGAATTTATGCTGACTACCTCCGCGCAAACGGCCAACTGGAGATAGCCGCAATGGAAGACAGAACTGCCGAAGCATTCCTTACCGTGGAAGCGGACAAGGTGTATCGGCAACAAGGCCAAGTTAAAAAATTAAATTTTATAGGATACTAAAATGAAGGTACGCGCAGTAGGAGGAAGCCGGGCTATTTCCAGCAATAGCAGCACGACATTCAAAACGTCAGCGTCAGCACTTGCCGCCAACGACTATCGCAAATCATTCACGCTAACCAACATGGCGACTGGAAAACTCTACGTTAATCTTTCCAGCGCAACCCCATCGGCCACGGCTTGTCATTTTGTTTTGCCGGGCGGCGGATCAGCGGCAGACGGCACGGGCGGTTCATTAAACGTAGATGGTTATGTTGGTGCAGTGACAGTTTTAGGCACAGGGTCTGGTGGGAGCTATTCGGTAGTAGAGTTCGTCTAAAGGAGAACAAAACACATGGGAGCAAAATTTAGTAGTGGCGGTGGAGCCACAGTATTTTACGACAAGACGGACACCCCCGGTGAGATAGTCACTGAGCTAGTCAACGCCTCAGACGGGCAGGGTTTGAATTTTGATGGTGCGGCGGGAAACATACACGTTGCGGCCGACCCAGACTTGGGCACGAAGGCGACTTTCGAGTTTGTCGTCAGCGCAGATTCAGCAAGCCAGACTTCCTACATATTTGACTACGGCACATCTGGCCGCACGATTTTTGCGCTGAATAGTGGTTCGTTGCGGTTTTACTCAGGCGGCTGGAGTGACTTTAGTGTCTCCACGCTGGACGACTTAAAAGTTCACCACCTTTGCGTCACGGTGGACGGGACTGCTGCTGTTTTATACGACAACGGCAACCAAGTTGGCACGGCAACGCTAACCTCAAATTTAGACACAGAGAGCGCAGCAGATTTGCGAATCGGTTCGCATCACCTCGCGTCATCGAATTTTTTCGCAGGCACAATCTACCGCTGCCGCTTCTACAACAAAGCACTCACCAGCGCAGAGGTGCAGACAGCGTTCGAGAGAAGTGACGTACCGTTCGCAGACCAGTATGGCAGCGCATCAAACGCAATTACCAACGGTAATTTTGAAACAAACACAAGTGACTGGACATCCGAAAACACATCTACTTTTCAGCGCAATACTACTTCGCCAATCAGCGGAACTGGTGACTTGGAGTGGACTGGCGATGGCAGCGGATACCCCGGCGCAATAAGCAATTCTTTCAGCTTAACTGCCGGAAAAAAATACCGAATAAAATTCACTTATCGGGTGACGAGTGGAACCGTGTATTTGAAATTTGGTAAAACTGCTG